AGTTTGCAAGAGTCAGAGAAGACGCGGGTCTAGGAGTATTCTTTGCTGTTAATCCGCTTCTCTTTGGATAATCATTAACCGATAAAGCTGTCATATTGGCAGCTTTTTTTGTGATTAAATAAACATAAAAAGCCCAGTCATACCAAGGTATTCCAGCTTTTAGCATCCTGCGAAATGGCCTGAGAGCTCTTAAAATCTGGGAGATAGTTTAGACCATGACAGGAAAAACACAGGCCTCCCAGAGCCTCCCAGACAATTGTTCGGCTACTACTTCAAATCACCATGCAATGTGCGGGCTCTTTAGTATATTAAAAGGGTAACAACCGATTTCTATGGCAGACAGTTCTTCACAAGTTCCTATACAAGATCTCCAAAATGATCCGAAGAATGCAAGAAAGAGAACTTCACAATCAAAATTCTTAATTGAGGAATCTCTTCGGCGTTATGGTGCAGCAAGGTCGATTGTCATTGATGAAGAGAACCGAGTTTTAGCTGGAAATGGAACCATTGAAGGCGCGAAAGCTGCTGGAATTTCAAATGTAAGAGTGATTGAAACTGATGGAGATGAAATAATTGCCGTAAAACGTAAAGGCTTATCTGAAGATGAAAAAGTCGGTCTTGCCTTGGCAGATAACAGAACTGCCGACTTATCTGAATGGGATGCCGATATGCTTCATCAATTATCTGAAGAAACCGACATAGGGCCATGGTTCTCCGAAGATGATGTCAATGAATTACTTGGTAAAGCCGAAGAAGAAGATATAGATGAAGATATGTCAGACGACCAATCCTTGAAATTAACCGGCACTTATCAGATCTTGGTCGACTGTGTTGATGAAATTGAACAGACCGCGACTTTGGAAACCTTATTGAAGGAGGGCTTAAAATGCCGAGCATTAAATTCATAAAAGAAACCGAAGTTATAAGAACACCAAGAGTCGTACAACTTGAAGGGATGTTCGATGTTGAGCCTGAACTTAAATCGACTGTTGAATGGGATATTGATCTTCCTTATGACGATTTTGATTGGAACATTGGTGTAATAGTCGGCCCTTCAGGATGTGGCAAATCATCCATTGCAGCCGAACTTTTTGGAGATAAAGTCGCACAAGAATATCAATGGGACGCGAAGAAAAGTATTGTCGATTCTTTTCCTAAATCAATGTCGATTAAGGAAGTAACTACTTTGCTTTCTAGTGTCGGCTTTTGTTCTCCTCCTTCATGGTTGAGGCCGTATCATGTTCTCTCCAATGGCGAACAATTTAGAGTCGGCATCGCCAGAGGATTAGCCGAGTCGCCTGATCTTTTAGTCGTTGACGAATTTACCAGTGTCGTAGATCGCACTGTTGCTCAAGTCGGATCTGCTGCTGTTGCTAAGGCGATCAGAAAGAGAAAACAGAAATTTGTAGCCGTATCTTGCCATTACGATATTCTTGAATGGCTCCAGCCTGACTGGGTTTATGATCCTTCTAACGCGACATTTGCTCGCGACTGTCTTCGGCGACCACCAATCACTCTTGAAATTGAACCCGTACCTGCAAAAAAATATTGGCCGATCTTCAGTAAGTATCACTATTTAGCGAAAAATATCCATCCCGGCTCAAAAGCTTTTTGTGCCTTTTATAAAGGTCGGCCCATTGCAATGACAGCCGTTTTAATTATTCCGCATCCAAAAGGTGCAAGATGGAAAGAACACCGAACTGTATGTTTACCCGACTATCAAGGAATCGGAATCGGCAATGCTTTAAGTAACTTTATTGCGGGAGTTTTCTATGGTGTTAAAAATCGGAGGTATCTTTCAGTTACGGCTAATCCTGCAATGGTGGCTTATAGAGCGCGATCTCCACTTTGGAATATGACTAGAAAACCCGAAAATAATTGTATTCAACGTCCGCGAAGAAACCTTCCTGCAAAGAGTAAAGCTATGTCGGAGTGGAGAAAAGCTCTTTCGGCTGACCGAATTACTGCTTCTTTCCGCTATGTTGGGCCCAGAAATCCTGATGCTGCAATTAAACTCGGCCTTATGTAAAAATGTCCCGAATTACTTCTGCTGAAAAAGAATACAGAGTTGATCGACTTACTAGGATCATCGCCAATGGTGGCCGAAGATCAGATTGCGTTGCTTTTGCGGCAAAGAATTGGGGGGTATCTGCATCGGCTGTAGATCCTTATTTAGCGGCTGCTAGAGAGAAGCTCAAGGCCGACTTTGATATAGAACGACCTCAGATGGTGGCCGATCTTTTGAATCAATGTGCGACCTTACAGATGGAAGCCCGAAGAACGGGTCAATTACATATTGCATTGGGCGCGATTAATACAGCAGCAAAACTCGCACAACTCTGCTCGTGAGTATTCTGACAATGGCGCGAACAGGCCATGTACTGCAAAAGTTAAATCAAGGAAAAGTCGGCTTAAATTTTGAAGAAGTAATTGAAAAGATGAAGCACGATCTTCATCCTGCACAGAGAGCTTTTGCAACCGATGATTCTACTGAAATACTCGGCCTTTGTGCTGGATATGGTTCAGGTAAAACTCGCGCTTTAATTTGTAAAACCGTCTTTCTTGCATGGTTGAATCAGGGATTTACTGGATGTGTGATGGAGCCGACTGGGCCATTAATACGCGACATTTGGATTCATGCTTTTAACTCGGTCTTGGATGACTATGAATTGCCTTATACATTCCGAGCTTCACCTTTACCCGAATATATATTGCATTTTCCGGGTGGAGATACCAGAATCCTTTGCCGATCTTTTGAGAATACAAGCCGAATTATTGGACTTGATTTAGCCTTTGTCCTCGCGGATGAAATTGATACTGTTAATCCGAAAACATGTGATGAAGCTTTTCCGAGAATCCTTGGTCGTCTCAGATCGGGAAATGTAAGACAATTTGCAGCCGCATCAACACCTGAAGGTTTCAGATGGATGTGGAAAAATCTCGGCTCAGAAGAAGCACAAGAGAAAAAAGATCGGAAATTAATAAAAATGCGTACTGTTGATAATCCGCATTTGCCTCAAGACTTCATAGATCGGATGAAGGCAAACTATGACCCGAACTTATTACAGGCATATTTAAACGGCGAATTTGTAAACCTTACAAGCGGCCAAGTTTATGACAGATTTGATCGCGACAAACATATAACAAATGAGGAAGTAAATACCGAGAATGAACCTTTAAGAATCGGTGTAGACTTTAACGTGACCAATATGTCGGCTGTGATTGGCATTAGACGCGGTAATAACTTTATAATTGTTGATGAAATTAGCGGCAGCCATGATACAGATACACTCGGCAGAGAGATTAGGGATCGTTATCCGAGCCATATAATTTATATGTATCCAGACGCGAGTGGAGGAAACAGATCTACTAATGCAACTCGGACTGATATACAAATACTGCAAGATTCTTATCGATTTAGTAATCAAGCACCTTCGGCTAATCCACCTGTAAGAGATAGAGTTTTATCGGTTCAAGCAATGTTGGAGAATGGTAAAGGCGAAACTCGGATTAAAATATCTGCAAAATGTAAACGACTTATTGAATGTTTAGAATTACAATCGTATAACGACAAACAAGAACCCGACAAAGATGCAGGATATGATCACATGAATGACGCGCTTGGTTATATCATTTGGCGCGACTTTAATCCATTGCATAGTCGGGCTGGAAGAGGAACAGGCGTTAGACTGTATTAAAATGCCGACTTTTAAGTGAGATGAATCCGTATCACGACCCCAAATCAGGCCGATTTACTACTTCTGGAGGTGGTGGAGGAGCGAGTCGCGGGAAAACTAGAGGCGGTGAAACAAAAAGAAAAGTCGCTTTAAGAGGAGGAGGAGGCCGTAATACAGGTAATTTAGATAAAACGGCTTCTATAAAAAAAGCTAGAAAAGCGGTTGAAAAATCAAAAGCTAAAATATCAAGATATGATCCGAAGAAAAAAAGTAATATTGAATTAGCTGGTGGTAAAACTACAAATAAAGAATTAAGGGCGATTGAAAAAACATATTTAAACAAAGCTAATAGACAATTAGCCGAGGCAAGATCATCTACAAAAGGTCGCCGCAGATTAGTTAGAAGCAATAAATCAATAATGACGCGAGATAAAGATTTCGATATAAAGTCAAGAACTAAATCTTCGGGTAAATTAAAGCCGAACAAAAATGAGTTTAATTCCAGAAAAAATACAACTAAATCTTCGGCTAAAAAGGCTGAAACTTATTGGAATATAAAGGCGGGTAACGCAAAAACAAAAGCCGAAAAAAGATTAGCCGAGGCATCTGCTAAAGCTTGGAGAAAAGAAAATCGATGAACGGCTTAAACTATTTCAATAAATCGAGGTTTTAATTGTGTATAGCGGCTTCAATCATTTAAATAGGAGAAAAATCGCGAGAGTCTCTCGTGTTAATGATCCAAATACGGCATGGATGAATCAGGAACCGCACTGGGTTTTGATTGAAGATTTAGTCGGTGGAACTTATGAAATGAGACGGCGACATAGGAAATACCTTCCTCAAGAACCTCGCGAATTAGATGAGTCATACGACAATCGGCTTGCAAGATCCGTATGTCCACCTTATTACCAAAGGCTAGAACGGATGTTGGCAGGAATGTTAATCCGTAAGCCGATTAGATTGAATGATGTCTCGGATGTAGTCAGTGAACAGCTTTTTGATGTCGACTTACAAGGTAATGATATGAATGTTTGGGCGTATGAAGTAGCAAGAAAGATGGTGAGATACGGCCATATTGGTGTTTTGGTAGACGCGGCTGCTGATGGTCAAGGTCGACCTTATTGGACAACTTATACTCCCCGCGAGATTTTAGGATGGAGATCTGAGATAGTAGACGGTCAACAAAAACTAACTCAACTTCGGCTACTTGAAAAAGTAATGAAGCCTGAAGGCGATTATGGTGAAGAAGAAGTTGAACAAGTCCGAGTTTTAACACCCGGAGAATTTCGGATATATCAGAAAAGCAAGCAAACTTCCGACTTTGAAGTTATAGATGAAGGTCGCACAAGTCTTGAAGAAATACCGTTTTCTATTGCCTATTCAAACCGAGTTAATGTCATGGAATCTCGGCCTCCATTGGAAGATATTGGTGAATTAAATCTGAAATCTTATCAAGTTCAGTCGGATTTAGATAATCAATTGCATATCTCAGCCGTTCCAATGCTTGCCTTTTATGGTTTTCCTAATGCGGCTGAAGAAGTGTCAGCAGGGCCGGGTGAAGCAATAAGTTTTCCTCCAGAAGGTCGTGCCGAATATATTGAGCCACAAGGTAAAAGTTATGACGCACAATTCAAAAGATTAGACCAACTCGCGAAGCAAATAAATGAGTTGGGATTGTCGGCTGTATTAGGACAAAAATTATCCGCAGAAACAGCAGAGTCAAAAAAGATAGACCGAAGCCAAGGAGATTCAACAATGATGGTAATCGCACAACAGATGCAAGATTTGATCGACAATTGTTTGACCTTTCATGCCGAGTATTTGAATATTCCTGAGACAGGAACTAGCTTTGTTAATCGCGACTTTGTTGGAGCGCGACTCGAGCCAAATGAAATCGGCAGTCTTTTACAGTTATATACAGCAGGTACGATTTCTCAAGAAACTTTATTGAAACAGTTACATGAAGGAGAAGTTTTGGGCGATGAATTTGACGTAGAAGAAGAACTAGAATCGACTCAAGTTTCTGGGCTAATTGCAATGGATCAGCCGACTCCTACTGCAAACAAAAATGAGCCGACTAAAGAGGCAGCATGAATCCTTATCGCGATCCAAAGTCAGGACGATTTACTACAGGAGGAAATGTCGGTGCAGGATTGCCGGGCCAAGTTGGATTAGTCCGATCTATAAAAGGGCCGCGAGTTAAAGGAACTATTTCTACAGGACAAGGGCCGAAATATAAAGAACAAAAAGGCGGTGAAATGTCAAAAATACTTCGCGGAAGCATGAGGACAATGCACCAGCAAGAACAAAATCGGCTATATAGGGCAGGAGGAAATGTTGCAGGTTCGCGATTAATTAGAGCAGGTTTGAGAAAAGGTGCCGAGAAATTAAAAGCTCAAGCAAAAACGAGAAATATTAAAGCCGACCCAAATACCAAATTATCTGATGTTCTTCGAGGAACTTTAAGAAATCTTGCTCAATCTGACGCGAGAAGATTAAGAGCTATTGATGCGGCTTTAAAAGAATCAAGGTCGGTTTCTGATGGATCAATGATCGGCTCTACCAAAATTCCAAAGACAAGACGATTAAAGGGAAAATAATAAGTGGGTATTCCATCTGAACTATATCGGAATGCAATTGACTTAAATCGATATAGCAACCAAGTATCTCGGCAAATAGTTGTTGAATACAACAACATAATCGTCCAAGCTGTTAATGATTTAAAAATTATCGGAGGACAGTCAGAAACTTATAAAGCGGCAAGACTTAGGTCAATACTCGCACAATTGAAAGAAAGTTTAGATACATGGGCCGAGAGAAATTCAATACTGGCGAGTAAAGAGTTGCAAGGATTAGCCGAATTACAATCAGAATTTGTAGTCGAACAATTAAGAAAAGTATTACCTAAAGGCGCACAATCAATGGTTAATACTGTAGAAATAGGGCCGACTTTTGGCAGGAATGTAGTAAACATAGATCCGACTGAAATTAATGTTGTTGTCTTAGAAGACGATTTATTTGAGGCAGCTTACGGCTCAAGGCAGACATTTAACTTAGCTTCATCCGAAGGTGTACCAATAACACTGCCTAATGGTCGAACTTTAAGGAAGTCATTTAGAGGTATTGCCGAAAATCAATCTGATATGTTCGGCC